GACTGAAGCCGGCAAAGGATCGCGCCCCCGGCCCACTGACGGCGCCAAGTACCGCGAGGGGCATGACCTCATCTGGGGGAAGCGTAAGCCAAAGCCCCTTAGCCCGAGTCACGCCGAGTGGAGGTGCCATGTCTGTAAGTGCATGAATGAATGGAGGTGGAAGAAGTGCTTCATGTGTGAGACCAGGAGGGGGAAATTATGAGCAGTAAGAGAGTATTCACCGCCGGCGACAGCTACGCGACCGGGATTCACGGGACCGAAGGTTACTGCAAAGACGGATGGCCTGACCTGCTGGGGCTCCTGCCAGAGAACAGGTTCGCCGCTCCTGGAGCCGTCTCTCTTGACTGGTGCGACACCCAGCCTGACTCGTACCTGCGCCAGATAGCCAGCAGCCTCTGCCCCCACTCGATCGTCATCATGTCCATCGGTGGGAACGACGCTCTCGCCGCAATGGCAGACGGTAAGCTCGGCGCCTCCGAGGCGTACTTCATGGTCGTGAACATCATGAAGGCGATCTCCCTGATGTCTGCCCGGTGCGAGAACTTGATCGTAATGACTTACCCAGATCCGTACCGGGGGAAGCGCAAAGCCATCTCCTCGGGCCTGATCATGCTCAACGCAGTCATCCGAGCTGCAGCCGGCACTCACGCGAACACGTCGATCCTGAGCCTGGACGAGATGATGTGGGAACGAAAGGATTTCTCGCCGCCCGACATCCACCCTGCCGTCTCTGGCCACAAGAAGATCGCGTTGGCCGTTGCTGCCAAGGTAGAGTCTCTGGGTGTGAAGCTGGGTGAGGTGGATGGTCCATCACTTGCCGGGTAGCTCAATGGTAGAGCCGGGCACTGTTAATGCTCTGGTTGCCAGTTCAACCCTGGCCCCGGTAGCCAAGGAGAGATGATGCCGAAGACAGAAGACCCAGAGAAGCTCGTGCGAATGTTCTTCCCCCTTCTGCTGACCAAGAGAGGCAATCCGAGGAGGAGACAGCCAAACGTCGAGGTCGGCATGGACGGATATATCTTGCAGATCAAGCGAGGGGTAGTGGTCGAAGCCCCTGCGTGGGTGCCCTTGGTGCTGAAGCACTTCAATGGCTCGATCCCCGGCAGTGCCCCTGAGTGCTTCGTGTCCATGCGTCCGTCTCCTGGGTTCATTCGCGAGGCTCGGGCATTCGCGTTCGAGGAAGCAGCGGAGATTGCCAGCGCTGCGTGGAACAACGCCAGCACGATGGTCACCCAGAAGGAGCATGCTTTGAGGATGGAGGCGGTCTTTCTACGCAAGGCAAAGCAGGTGCGGGAGGGGCAGGCAAGTCCTCTGCTCAAAGAGTCACGCCGTCCCACCTCATGGGAGTGCGCGTTCTGTGGCGAGGTCAATCACGATCGCGCCATCTGCCCGAAGTGCGAGAGAACCCATGAAGATACGATCCGGCGGGCGAACAAGGGGTCTGACAAGTGGACTTGCTTGCGCTGTGATGCGAAGAATCAGCGGGGCTCGTTTAACTGCCACAACTGCGGGCAGCTGGCGATAGAGACCCACGACGAGTGAACGGCCCTTCGACCATAGCGTCGGGCATGGACAAGGAGATGTTTATGACCAACCACGAAGGCGCGACATGGTCACTGCGGGCTGACTTCTGGTTCTGGTTGTCAGTGTTCTGTTGCTGGGGCTCTTGCATCTGCGTGGGTTTTGCCTGTGCCATGCTCGAAGAGGGAATCCTGGGTGCTGTTGGGTGGCTCACTGTCGGAGCCGCGGGGTCTATCATTATGGTGCAGCGTCGACAGATTGATGCGATGGGTGCTCAATCACAGAGGATCCGATCGGTCCATGAGGCCACTGACGCACACCTCCGTCGGTGGAAGGCTCGTCTGGAGCTTGCCGCAGCTGACGAGAAGCTTGACCCGTTGAGTCAGGCATTGGCGAACTTCATTGAGTCGGCGCCAGAGCAGTTCTATGATTCCCTCTACAAAGTCTTCCATGAGCAGTCGAGGCGGCGGATGGCTCATCTCCAAAAGAACGATGCCGACTGGATTAACGAAGGGGTGACTGATGCCGAAGACAGATAACACCGAAAAGAAGCTACTCGCAGCACGTCACAAGTGCCCGAAGTGTGGCAAGAAGGGGACGCTCCGCAGCTTCGTCCTCTGCAGCACTGAGGATGGGAAGAACCATCAGTGGCGTTGCCCAGCCTGCGACACGTTGGTCGCAGAGTCGTTCGACACGGTGATCACTGAGGGTCGTGCCCGGACGCTGGCCCCGGGCGACATGGTTGGAATACGCAAGTAACCAAGGAGATTGACGATGAGTATGGTGATGGAGTGTGATCTGTGTCAGTCTCATTACGACAGGCGAACCGGTCCGGGCGACATGCGATCTGGCGTGCTAGTTGTCATGTCTCCGCTGGACGCCGATGCTGTTCGCGACGATGAAGCCTGCCGTATCGATTTATGCCCCGACTGTGTTATGACCATTAAGGACCGCGGCAGCGTGACTGAGGAACAGTCGCAATGGACAGGTCTCAAGAGGGCGCTACTCAAAGTACTGAGCGTTCATGGCTAGTCAGGACTTCATCGAGGACGCGATCGACAGCCTGCAGAAGTCAGACCAGGCGCATGTGATGGTCGCCGGCTTCGGGGTGGGTCACCGGACAGTCCACCTGAGCGCAGGGTGCGCCAACAGGGCCACGCTAGAATGGTTGAAGCGGCAAGCCGCCCGGGTGTTCGCGAAGATGGAGAAGGATCTGGAAGAGAGGGGGCTGTGAAACGTGGTCACCGACCTCACAGCACCGATCAGCGATCAAGAGCCCGAGCTACAGCCAGTCCAGCAAGACCAGATGCACAACAAGTGGTACCGGCTCAACACGCTCTACCACATCGTTGACAAGTACGGCAAAGACGTCCTCTTCAAACCCAACCGCGTCCAGCGTTACCTCTTCTCCTCCCGGTGGTACCGCAACATGCTCCTCAAGGCGCGGCAGCTTGGCTGCACCACATTCATCGCGATCGTGATCCTCGACGAGTGCCTGTTCAACCCGAATAAGTCCGCTGGGTTCATAGCTCACACCCGGACAGCAGCGTCCGAGATCCTCGCGACGAAGATCTTCTACCCCTACGATCACCTGCCGGATGACCTGAAGGCGTACATCAAGACTGTCCGACGATCCACCACCCACATCGAATTCAGCAACGGATCATCCATTCGGTGTGACACGTCGATGATTTCCCGGACGCTGAACTACCTCCACGTCTCCGAGCTCGGTCGTATCTCAGTCAAGCACCCGGAGAAGGCGAACGAGATCATCAGCGCATCTACGCAGGCCGTCCCCAAGGGTGGGCACATCTGGGTAGAGTCCACCGCAGAGGGCAAGGGCGGCAGCTTCTTCGAGCAGTGCAAGATCGCCCAGGACATGCTTGCCGCCAACATTCGCCGCAGCCCACTCGACTTTCGGTTCCTGTTCGCGGGCTGGTTCCACGACGACGACTACCAACTCGACGAGTACATCAAGCCCAGCCGGGAGATGGTGGGCTACTTCAAGGATGTCTGCAGGGAGGCGAACACCAAGCTCACGGTAGAGCAGATTAACTGGTACCTGCGGATGCGGGCACTACTCGGTGACGACGTCCTCCAGCAGTACCCATCCACGCCGCAAGAGGCATTCCTCGCCAAGCTCCGGGGCACCTACTTCTCGACGGAGTTCCGCAAGATCAGGTCAGAGAACCGGATCACGACCGTGCCATACGAGGAGATGCTACCCGTCAGCACAGCGTGGGACTTCGGGGTAGGGGAGCAGGACACCACGGTCATCTGGTTCTTCCAGGAGCACCGCGGTCAGATAAGGTTCATTGACTACTACGAGAACAGCGGCGAGGGATTGCCCCACTACGCCAGCATACTCGAGGAGAGAGCCTACGTCTACGACACCCACTTCGCACCCCACGACATAGCCGTGCTGGAGATTGGCAGCGGGAAGACCCGCATCGAGCAGGCTGCGGCCCTTGGGATCCACTTTGAACGGGTCCCCCGCGTGAAGAATAAGGCCGACAGTATTGAGGCAGCGCGGAAGATCCTCAGCCAGTGCTGGTTCGATGAGACAGCCTGTGAGGATGGCATCGAAGGGCTCGAGGGCTACCGGAAAGAGTGGGACGATCACCTCGGTGTCTACAAGCGCAAGCCACTCCACGACAAGTGCAGCAACCCGTCCGACGCATTCCAGTGCATGGCGATGGGCCACTCCTCGGCCGAAAAGCCCAAGCGCAGCCGACGCAGACGCAAGGTTGACGCGATGGGTCAATAGTGCTACCGTTTGGAAGCTGATTCAAGGGACTGCCCCATAATGCTCTCGGAGATCACGATGAACGATTGATGAATACCACCGCCACAGCCCTTCTCATATTGCCAGACTGCAGGTCGGAGCAGTCACTTGCGTCATGCGGCCTATGCGTGTCGTGTGCCCCCCGACAAACCGATCCAGTTTATGGGGCAGCGAACTCTTCTCGGCGGTCGACCTGCGGCGATCGTTCGTAATAGGCCGCTCCGCAGGGGTCACTTTGTTGGGAGAGCATGATGCCACTTAGGAGCCACAAGTGACACCCATCCAGATCAGACAGCCTGTCGCAGCCTCCATGAAGACCGATGGCTACTCGACCATGCTCCAGTTCGACGAGAACACTGTCCACGAGCTCATGATGGTTGGGGGAATCTGCTGGCCTGTCCCTGTGCGGACGGATGATGGCCTGAACCCGAGCGGCGCCGCAGTACTCCTCGGCATGGACATTGAACATGATCACGTCTACATCTTTGAAGAGCGCGAGTTCCTGTGCGTCGACCACGTCCTCCGGCCCGATGGTGGCATTGACTATCCGGGGGCGTGTAGCTTCTTCAACATGACGTGGAAGACGTACTTCGGTCGGCGGTTCTACTACCACCAGGACGACCTCACCCATCGCCGGTACCTTCGCCAGGTAGTTGCCTCCCGAATGATCCAGCCCAAGCCACGGTTCCATGAAGCGTTCTGGAGCGATGACCGACAGGCCGCGATTGTCATGGATGAACGACTGGAACGTGAGACCCTCCACGCGCCGGCCGGCAGTCTCTGCCAGAAGGCGGTGGAGATGAGCGACATCAACGACACTGGGAAGTCCAGACTGAAAGACTCGCATATCCTCACGGCGCTGGTCAGTGCGTTGGTGGGTGTTGAAAAGCTAATGATCCGCATGAGGAGACACCGCTATGCCGCAGCCTAAGCTTGAAGACATGGTTTCCATGAAGAAGCCTCCCGAGGTTAAAGAGGCTGAGAAGGCCACCTCGGCGCCGTGCGCCGTGGGCGATGGTGAGACCTACCCGTATGGATCGACGATCAACTTTAAGAAGAATGTGGTGACGAAGATTCCGGCGTTGGCCAAGGCGAAGAAGGGCGACAAGGTGTACCTGTCCGCGATGGCCCACGTTAAGAGCATCGTCATTCGGGAAAACGAGCATGGACCGGACGAGCACGAGGTTACGCTCCAGGTTGAGAAGGCGATAGTAACGGCGCTGGACGACATGGAAGCGGGTTTCGACGAGGCCACCAACCGGAGCTGAACTTATGGGTGATGCCAACACAACCGTCACGAATGCCAACGACCTCGAAGGCTTTCTCCGCACCCGCCGGGACAACTGGGAAAGTAACCGACTACCTCTCCAGACCAAGATGGAGCAGAACCACCGGGACTTCCGTGGGTTGTTTGATCCCGATCTCGACGCTACCTGGAAGAAGGGTGAAGGCTCAAAGTGGCGTAGCCGTGCCTTCATCACCAAGACACGCCAGAAGGTCATGTCGTGCTACTCGATCCTGATCGACGTGATGATGCAGCGTGGCCGCATCCCCTTCAATCTCAAGATGTCTCCCATGGACAACATCAGACTCGAGGATCTCCCCGAGGATGCAGCCCAACAAGTGCGCGACCGGATGCGTGAGCAGCGCGAGTTGATCGAGCAGCAGTTCATCGATACGCACACTGACCGGGCATTCATGAAGGCTGTGCAGTCCATGTGTGTCTACGGTGAGGCATACGGCAAGCGCATCATGGTTGACGTTGAACGCACCGGCTTCCGGGCCATAGGTAGCCAGAGTGGCGCTGAACTATTGGCCCTCATGGATCCGTCTGTGCCAGTAGAGGAGTTCACCACGCTCATCCCTACACAGGGCGTCGACTACGTCTCGCCATGGGACATCTTCCGCGACCTCGAGGATGACGACCTGCAGATGAACGCCGGGTTCTTCCACACTCAGCTCCACTCACCCTACTGGCTGCGGCAGAAGAAGCACGAACCCCTCTGGATCAACTCACAGATCAAACTGGCCCTGAAGGAAGCGCAGCCCAAGGGGTCTCCGGCCTCCCCCGGCATCAAGACAACTGCTCTCGCGCCATGGTTACGGCAGTTCTCGTTCCGAGAGAACACCATATCCGTAGCTGAGTTCTGGGGCCGCGCACCCCGAAAGCATGTCGAAGACTTCGAGAAGCGGATGTCGATGATAGAAGGCAGTGGTATCGAGTCTGTTCCTCCGCCACAGAGCGACACCAACGCTGCTGACGACATCGATGGTGACGAGGTTGAGATCATGGCTGTACTCACGGGCAATCAAATCACGCGCTTCGTCCGTCGTCCCCCGGCCCATCGTCCCCTCTACCGTATCGTCTGTGAAGAGAACATCGACGAGCTTGGAGCAGTGGGTGTTGCCGACAACACGCATGGAGCTCAGGAGGTTGTGAATGGAGCGACTCGCGCCTACATCGACAACAAGCGTCTCGCCGGCGACCTGATCCTCGCGGTCCAGGAGCACATGCTTGAGAAGCCGCTCCCCGAAAACGTCGAACCCGGGATGAAGATCAACGTCGATCCATCCGTTGACGATGCCCGGAAGGCCGTCGTCCCGATCACCTTCCCGGACACTGGCGCCCGGTACGCGGACGTGATGCAGATCTTCCTCGATTTCCTCGATGATGCCAGCATGATCCCGCGCATTGCACAGGGACTGAAGCCTGGTGGGGATCCCACTGCGTTCCAGATCAATGAGCAGGAGACCAACTCGACGAAGTACATCGGCGGTATCGTCAAGAACATCGACGAAGGTTGGATCGAGCCATCGGTGTCTGACGCAATGCGCCACAACATCACTGACCCTGACCAGCCCCGCGGCAAGGGCAACTTTGTCGGAGAGGCGCAGGGCTTCGCTGCATTCAATGAGCGCATCGTGATAGCCCGTAACATCATGCGGATGATGAATGTCGTGAGCGCCAACGACGAGATGTCTGGCGAGACGAACTTCAGGTACCTGCTTGAGCGACTGAACGACGCACTACTCTCCGGTGACGAGAAGGTGCTGAAGACAGACGCCCAGAAGGAGCAGGAGGCCAAGGACCAGGAGAACAGCGTCAACGCCCAGATCACCCAGCTGGAGCTGAAGGAGCGCGAGGTCAAGATCCAGAGTGAGCAGATTGACGCTCAGGTGAAGCTCGGGAAGCTGCAGCTTGAGACCCAGAAGGCAGCGGGTGACGCGGAGCGGGCCGAGGAGAAGCTGGCCCTCGAACGTGCCGAGACGGTAGCCAAGATCGAAGACGGCAAGAAGAAGGGTGCGAATGCAGACAACGCATGATCTACTCCGGGAATTCCCTGATGTCCCCGGCGCCACCCAGATTGTCAAGGCAATGGATACTGCGGACGTTGCGAGGCTTTCTACCCTGCTGCGGTCTGAGGTTGGAGCCTCTCTGCTACGAGCTGGCAAAATAGGGCGTGACAATATCGGGAAAAAGCTAGATACTAACCCCAATCTTGAGGACACAAACCACATCGTTTCCGATCTAGGAGTCCGAAAGGGCATAGCATTGCTGGTATCAGTAGTCAGTCATTGTCAGAAAGTAGTCGAATCGGGCGACCGTAAGTAAAGGCCACGAGCCTCTCTGCCCATCACAACCAGGAGGCATCATGAAGCGCACTACTTGCATCTCGTGGCTCGCCGTCGCACTCGTCGCAGTCTTCGCCTGTGGTTCTCTGTACGCCGAAACGATCAACAGTAGGCGCGATTTCGCTGCCGAAGTCAATCTGGAAGGTCCGTGGTACATCGACAACGTCGAAGTTACCGCGACGGCCACACAGATCAACCAGCTGATCAGCAACGGTCTACTGTCCGTTGGTTCGCTGAACGTCTCGACACAGATCGTGTTCTCTGGCAGTGCCGTCATTACGGCCAGTGGCAATCCGTTCGACATGACGACCACGGTGCAAGGCACCAATGGGACCGGTCCTGAGTCGCACGGCTCGTTCAGGTTCCTCGCGGGTGCCGCCTATAGCAACATCAATGATGAAGGCTGGGTCGACATTGACCTGTTTGAAGCGCAAGGGGCTGAGCAGCAGGCGACGAGATATGGCCGGATTCGGGTAGTGGCGGTGGACACCACGACCGGCACGGTTGATGGGCGTCTTGAGTTCATGATCCCCATCAACGACACCATGACCGAGCTGATGAACTTGAACTTGACAGGCATGGGAGTGAACGGAGATATCGTTGGTGATGCTTCAACGGTGGTTACCAACGTTGACCAGATCTATGCGGTTTCAAGCATTCGTGCTGATCTCGGAGATTTGGTTGGTAGCAACACAACTGCGCTGGGTACGTTTGGGGCCAGTGGTCTGGCGACGTTTACCGGCAGTGCCATCGTGAATGGTCCACTGCTTCAGGGCGATGGTGTGACGGTGGTTACGAACATGGCGCTTGTCGAGGCCGACGCCTACCAAGTCGGCGGTGTGGATGGCTTAACGCAGAGTTACACCAATAGCAACGAGGGCTTCACGAACGTGATTACCATTATCGGTGGTCTTATCACGGACGTTACCACCAACCCGTAACATGACAACTAAGGCGGGGGAGTCAAGGTGGCTCCTCTGGCCTTCAGGAGATTCTTGAACGCAACACTGGAGGATCACATGACCAAGAAGGAAGTAGCGAAGAAGGCGGCAAAGAAAGTGGTAGCTCGCAAGCGCAAGGCTCCTGCCAAGCGCAAGGCTCCACTGGTCTGCAACATAGAGTCTCCCGTCGTCCTGGTTCATCCGGGCGACAAGGACTCACCGAAGATCCAAGGGCAAGACCTAGGATCGAACAAGGGCGCCATCCTGTTGTATGATGGCCAGCCTGTGTATGTGCCCGAGCTGACCGTGCGCCAGCCGTCAGACGGTCTCGCGACGATCCAGTAGCCAACACGAACTGACGTACCCTGGGAGTGACCACCGCTCCCGGGGATTTCCATAACCAGAATAGGAGCTCATCATGGCCAAAGAAGACGCCGTCAAAGTCTCTGAGCCTACAGCAGTTGTCGAAGAGACCGAACCCACCCCCGCCGAATCAGCCGCCGCAATGGGCGACGGTTTCGATGAAGCAACCAAAGCCCAGGACGCGATCCGCGAGTCCGAGGCAGTCCCGGTTGAGACCAAGGACCGGACAGGTGACGAGGCCGCTGGTCTTGGAGCCGCACACCGCCGAGGCATAGGTGATGCCGCCACGCCACCCCCCGTAACGCCCAAGGAGGAGCCGGCCGCTACAGCACCTCCTGCCGAGACGCCACCGGCTGAGAAGGAGACTCCGGCGTCGGAAGACGCTAAGCCCGCGGAAGAGGATGCTCCGAAGACCGCTCTTGAGCTGGCCACGGCTCGGGCCACAGAACTTGCTGGGGACCCGCCTGCCGGCGATGCGCCCAAAGCCCTTGCCGACATGACCGTCGAAGAGGTGGAAGCCCACCTCGCGTCACTGAAGGTTAAGGCTGATCCTGTCGCCGCTGCAGCGCCAGTAGAACCGAAGGCTGCAGCTGCGCCCGAGGTGAAGGCCGACGAGGTTGTAGCCGACGCCGAGATCCCCGACATCACAGTGGAGTCTGTGATCGCATCACTCCCTGAGGACCAGCAGCAGGACGCCCGTGATGACATAGAGCGGTACCCGGTCATGCAGAAGATGTTTGAGACCATAGGTACCCTGACCACCAAAGCAGCCCGTGATGCAGTGGCCGCGCTCAAACCTCAGGCCGCGCTCACCGAGACGATCACGAAGCAGGAGGAGACCATCAAGGCTATGGTGGCTGATATGGCCCAGCAGCGCCTCTTCACGGGTCTAGCCACTGCGGGCCACACTGATGCCCAGGAGATTGGATCGTCCGATGCTTATGCGGAGTTCCTGAAAGCGAACCCCGAAATAGCCAAGCTCGCAGAGAATGCTGATCCAGCGACCGAAGTGGTCGACTACACGTTGATCCTCAATGCCTTCAAGGAAGCTCGTGACGCAGGGGCGGATGGCTCCGACGAGAAGAAGGCTGCGGTTGCGGCTGCAAAGAAGAAGGCTGCTGCCACCACTGCTGCCGAGAAGGCTGTCCATGGCAGCACCCTCCGTGGCAAGAGCACACCTCCGTCTGGTGATGCGCTGCCGGCGACTGATGACCTCGACGCTGGGTTCGCTCTTGGAACCAAGGCGCTGGCTGATCAGAAGGCCGCTGAGGCAGCGAGGCAAAAATAGTGGAGCCCACCCGTCCAGAAACAGAGTTGACACAACATGGCGGTGGTTCTACTATACGCATTGAAGAGTTACCCAGGCACCACTGTCCGTTGCCTCGAAGGGAGGATCCGGAACGACCATGCGGCAAGTTACTATTCAGAGGATACCTTCCCCCGGGCAGCACGGTGCAAGCGCGGTGCAACAGATGCAAACGAACGGTGAACATTAGGCAAATGTAACTACCTGACAATCCGACGATCTGCCAGTAGGACCACGAGTCCCCGAGCGTGACAAGGGCAAAACAACGCACGGAGGTGTACTCATGGTCAATCAATTCGGCAATATCTCTCCTCGAACAGCTGGTTTCGCAGTAGCTCGTCTCCTCGAGCGTGGGCAGTATCTCCTGACGACCGAACGGTTCGGATCGTTTGATGCCCAGCCGCAGAACAAAACCAAGACCAGGAAGTGGCGGCGGTATGAGTCCTTGGATCCGGCGACGGCTCCCCTGGCCGAGGGTGTGTCTCCTGCCGGCAAGAGGATGACCTTCACGGATGTCACCGCCGTCTTGCAGCAGTACGGCGATCTTGTCATCCTGACGGACGTTATTCAAGACACGCACGAAGATCCCGTTCTGGCTGAGTACATGGATATCGTCGGTGAGCAGGCAGCTGAGACGATCGAGATCGTGCGTATCACCACGCTGAAGGCTGGAAGTAACGTCTTCTACGGTGGTGGGGTTGCCAGTCGCGCAGCCGTCAATTCCGTAGCCGCCCGTGGCGACTTCCGCCTCATGTACCGCGCTTTCAAGCGGAACAAGGCGACAGAGATCAGCCGCATCATCTCGCCTACGGCCAACATCGCCACTGAGCCGGTCATGCCCGCGTACTTCGCCATGGGCCACACCGACCTCGATGCCGATCTCCGCGGTATCCCTGGGTTCATCCCCTGGCAGAAGTACTCGCAGCCCGGTCAGGCACTCCCTGGCGAAATCGGTGCAAGCGAACAGATCCGAATCATCCTCACGGGTCTCTTCAGCCCATGGCTGGCAGCTGGCACCGCAGGAACGACCTACCTGTCTGGCGGAGTTGCAGTCGCAAGCTCCACGGCAGCGGACGTCTACCCGATCATCACTGTCGGGCGAAACGCCTACGGTATCGTCCCTCTGCAGGGCAAGAACGCGGTGACCCCGATTGTTCTGAACCCGAACAACCCGAATGGCGCGGATCGACTCGGCCAGCAAGGTTCCGTTGGCTGGAAGACGTGGCAGACGGTTGGTCGCCTCAACGAGCTCTGGATGGCCAGACTCGAAGTAGCAGCCACCGCCAACCCGAGCTAAGCCCGGGCGTAGTGTTGTAGTGGCTCGACCCCGTTGAGTTGAAGCGGGGCGAGCCAAGGACCAAAGGAAGGCCGAAGGGCCGAGACAACAGGAGGAATACATCATGGGTAGGAGAGTCGCAGGAACACTGAACGGGACAGGCGCAGCAGTGCGTGTAGGCATCGGTTTCATCCCCGACTGGCTGAAGCTCTGGAACCTCGAGGACGACGGCGGTCTCGCCGTAGCTCTTGAGTGGAGCATCACCGCTGGTCGGAGTATCGAGCAGGAGGAGGGTATTCTTCTGTCGTCCGACGCCTATCGGGTCGAACTTGTCAACGGAGCCGGCGTAGCACCATACCGCGCTCGTGACGTGTTCGGGGCAGCACAGACTGCGTATCTGGAAAAGGATATCGCGCCGGACAAGCGGGCCCTTGGTGCTGGAAGCACCATTGCGGACTGGACGCTTACGACCTCCGGTAGCCGAACAGGCAAGTTTGACCAGCCGGTACTCACGAGCGCCGTGGGCGAAGGCTCTCTGGTGACAATCCGAGAGAGCGGGACTAACCGGGCGCTGACTGCCCGTATGGTCGCCCTGTCTAACGATGGGGACGCCGACGACGACATCACTCTGTCCGAAGATGTCAAGACGGGGACGGTCTTGTTCCTGGGCGGCATGTATGACTACATCGGCCTCGCGGCCGGTAACGTCATGAAGGACGGGTTCGTCATCAATGAGACGGGCAAACTTAACACCTCCGGCGAGCTGATTGGCTTTGAAGCCGGCAAGTACGATTGAGTATGAGCGCAGCTAAGGGGTAGCGCAGTCACCGCATGGCGACTGCGCTCCCCTTTTTTCATAACCAGCAGCAGGGAGAATGATCATGGCCAGAGCTCCACAAGAAAGCCAAGAGCCGACAGTTATACTCTCGTCAAGTGACGAGCCGTTCAAGACCGAGAAATCGGCCAAGGCGGCGATTACGAACAAGAAGCTGAAGCCCGTTGGTGGCTACAAGGTAGTCCCGATGCCGGGTGGGTTTGGAATCTTCGGACCCATCGTTTCAGAGCCTCAGTTGGGTCCTCCGAAGAAGGCGCGAGAATCCAGTGAAGCTGGCACATCTGCCAGTGACGATCTGGAACAGCGGCTGGGTGACGTTCAAGAAGGCGCCAACCAGGCGAACCCTCCAAAGGGCATGGCCCATCCGTTCAAGCCAAGCGTCAATGAGCCATGGCGTGAGGAGCGGTGCTACTGGACGATGTTCCACGAGAGCGCGGATCCCGAAGCAAAGAACTACGTTGAACTCGGGGTCAACAACGATCTACTCAAGGTTCGGCGTGGCGACAAGGTGCCGCTGCCTGAACGATTCATTCAAGTTGGACAGCACACGACCATGCCGGTCCATGGTACGAAGCCGGGAATGCTGCACAAGACGACCGGGCACGTTTGCTCTTATCCGCATCAGGTCGACACAAGTACACCGTGTTCCTGGGACGAGTATCTTGAGTGGCGGCGCTCTGGTACAGAAATTCAACGCAAGGCAAGGGCAGCTCAGGTTTCGAGCGACCAGATGGCAGTACCTGCGTAGGATTCATAGCGCGGTCAGGTGCCTGTGGCCGGCTCTCGGCGTAAGGAGAGAACGTGTCAACGACAGGGACACAGGTTGTTACCAGAGCTCGAGCGCAGGCATCTGACGCCACCGCTACCGTTCGCGTGTCAAACGCCACGCTGGCTACCTACATCACCGATGGCGTCCGCGATATCGTCGACCGACATCCCGAGGCTCAAATGGGTAGTTCCATCGTCATCACGGCGCCTGTTGAGATCGAGGAGGGTGACCTCGGGACCGACCTTGTCATCACAGACAACTGGGTAGCGGCCCTCGTGGATTACGTCCTCTTCCGGGTATTCGGTGAGGACAGCCAAGACATCAGCAATGCTGCCCTGTCGAAGGACCACTTCAACCTCTACCTGGCGGCTGTATAATGGCGCGGATCACCACATACTCAGACCTGTACGTCCAGATGGTGCCAGAGCTTCCGGGGATCCTGAACACTCCCATCCTCATGCTTCAGGCATTGCAGGAGGCTGCGCGAGAGTTCTGCCGTAAGACAGAGTCGTGGCAGGATGATGTGATCAAAAATGCCGTGGCTGATCAGCGGGCCTACACCATTACCCCGGCGTATGATGCCCGGGTGGAGCGAGTCCTATCAGTGCATGAGCTGACCGAGGACGACGTGAGCAATGACCGGGAAGGATCACTAGCCGTCGAAGATTACTACGATTTCAACCAGCCGAACGAACTGAAGTTCATCTACGGTGCGGCCCCGACCACGGCTGTGGCCAGCGGCCTGCGTGTCAGGATCGTCATGGTGCCCTTTATCGGAACGTCGGACATGGATGAGGACTTCCTGAACAGGTACGCGACACCGATCAAAGGGAAGGCTCTTAGTGAGCTGATGAGTCAAGAGCGCAAGAAGTGGACGAATCCGCAGCGATCACTCTTCTGGATGAACGAGTACAGGCGTGGCATAGGCAGTGCCAGGAGCGACGTGGCAACCAAGGACAAGGGGGTGACAAGTGCGATGGGTGCGTAGACTTCTCTGCGTCATGGCCCTCTGTGCAGCTACCTCGGTGTTTGGGGCCGCAGCCACGATCACGGTCAACACGACGAACAAGACGGGTGTGGTATCTGGCGCCGTAGCCATCAGGGAGATGGTGACCTTCACAATCGTCAATCTTGACGGTACCGCCTCAACCAACTTGAGCATGACCATCATGACGAGGGACAACGAGACGGTTGCGACGGGGTCTTCATTCACGAACGCTGGAGCGAATGCTGTAGGTGACATCGATCTTAATACTGACGAGCTGGTCCTCGCATTCAGTAACTCATCGCCCACTGCGACGATGACATACAAGTTCGGCATCTGGGACAGCGTGGTGAATACTCTCCTGATAAGCGACTCGATCACGCTTCAAGCGAATCCGTACACGTCTGCCGGCGATGCGTCTGCGGCCAACGATGCGCGGTACGTCTTGAGAGCGCCTCCGACTGGATCGTACCGGATCAGCACGAATGGCGCCCATATTCAACTGTGGGATTACGGCACGGAGCAGTGGCGATCGCTGTATGTCTTGAACGGGGCGCTCACTCTCTCAGAAGGAGAGGACTGATATGAACCGCAATGCGATAGCCGTGACGGCCCTTCTCCTTGGATGCTGCATATTGTTCGCCTGCGCGGCGCTGGGAACACCAACGAACACTCCTACGGTAGAGCTGTACGCGCTGATGCTCGACACCAACTACAATGTCGTTGGTCCGTCGAACATGACCCTTGCTGAGTGGAAGCTGCAGAACAACATTGGGTCCGCTACGTCGTCTGCGGTCTATGGGCAGATCACCGGCACTATCTCAGACCAGACGGATCTATGGGCCTTCCTCACGAACCACACGGTCTGGATCGGCAATCTCAGCAATCGGGTGGTGATCATCGAGACTCTCGGCGTCTATGACTACGATGACTTCACTGTCTTCACCAACCTGTCAGGATCGACTGACCAAGCCTTCATCAAGGGGGCTGGCGGCACGGGATCGTGGCAGACGCTGTCCTCGATCGTTCCAGCACAGACCTCGTGGAAAGAGGCGGGTGCCCTGGGT